AGAGGCAAAAGAATATGTATCCCTTCTATCTGATAAACAAATACGTGAATTGAAAAACAGAATGAATCTTGGTGGAAGAGAAGATGGATGAACAAAACCCTATAGTAGACGAACTAGTCGAAATAACATTTCCCGAAAAGGACGATTTCCTTAAGATTAGGGAAACACTTTCACGTATAGGTGTTGCATCAAGAAAAGAACAAGAACTATTTCAATCATGTCATATCCTTCATAAACGTGGTCATTACTACATCACTCATTTTAAAGAACTATTCAAACTAGATGGTAAGCCTAACTCAATAGATGAGTCTGATATAGGTAGAAGAAACACCATTATTAAACTATTAGCACAATGGAAACTTCTTACTGTAGTAGATGAGACCAAAATATCCGACCCTCAAGCACCATTATCCCAAATCAAAATCATTCCTTTCAAGGAAAAAAGTCAGTGGAAATTGACAACTAAATACAGTATTGGGTCTAATAATTCATAAATACTACTGTTAATAACTAACAGGAGATACTTATGTGGGACTTTATTAGTAGTATTTGGGCATTTATGTCTGCTATACCAGCAATCATTTCAATATGTTCAGTAATCGTTATGATGACAGATACACCTAAAGACGATGCTCTTTGGGCTAAGTGTTATAAATACATAGAAGTCTTTGCACTAGCAATAGGAAAAGCAAAAGACAAAAATCCTTTATTGGATAAATAAATAGGAGTATATCATGGAAGCATATGTAGTTATAGGTATAATCGTTGCAATCGTTGTTGTCAAATTCGTTTTAGACGGCAACAAAAAACCAACAGTTAAATCTAAACCAGTACCTTCTAAACCAGTACAGAAAAAACCTACTACTGCACAACTTAAGAAGTTGACCAAAAATCAATTACTTGATATTGCAGATAAACATGACATCAAAGGTGTCAAGAAAAGTGGTGCTAAAGCTGTAGTTGTCTCTCAAATAAGAGATAATTGGTCTGAAGGTGATGAATTTGAAGAGGAGTAATCCACTCTAAAATTCTAAAGGGGTCTTACGACCCCTTTTTTTTGCTCTAAGAGAAGTCAAAAAGTATAAATAATGGTATGGATATATTTGTATTGATAGGTGAGGTGGGAGCTCCGATTGCTGGAAGTCTAGTGATGGGGTTTTTCATATTCACTGTTATCAAACAAATTCTAGAAGGTGTCGTTGACGACATAAAAACTTTAACCATGTTCTGTAAGTCACTGGAAAATCGTGCAAGAACCATGTCTAACGAGATGATAAAGATAGACATGTTAGTGTCAAGTGCCTTAGAATTGAGACCCGACATAGAGAGAGTTGCACGTGCAGAGAACTTTGTGGAAGATGGGAAAGTAGATACGAGGAGAGATTAGTATGGAGACGGAAGTAGTTGAAGTAGTAGCAAATACAGACCCTACATTGGTATCCTTACTTAATGATTATGGATTTCCTATTGTAATGATGGTCGGACTTGGATATTTTATATACTATATTTGGTGGTTTGTGGGTGAGAAATTAGAACCCGAAATTGAAAAACAACACTTTGCACTTATCAGAGTGATTGACCAAGTAAGAATGTTAGACCAAGACCTAATACGTTTACAGCAAAAAGTGGATGTAGTTCTCGAATATAAAGAGAACGAAAAGAAGAGAGAAAATAAAAAATGATTAGACCATTATTAATAATTAGTATTTGTTTTACACTTAGTGTAAGTGCAGATGAAATAGTACACAAATTTAAGAGTCCTTCCTTCAGTGGAATAGGACAGAGTTCTCATTATCTTACGATTGAGAACCAAGAGAAATCAAGACGTGAAAAGATTGCACAAGACATAGAAGATAGAATTGCAAAAGCAGAAAGGGAAGCAAAAAACACCACGCTTGCAAAATTTTTAAGGAACGTAGAGAGTAGAATCTACGCTCAGATAGCAAAACAGTTAGTAGAAAATATGTTCTCTAACGGAGAAGCTGCATCATATGGTGTCTTCTCTATTGAAGGTAATACAGTAACATACGAAAAGTTAGTTGGAGAAGATGGAGTAGAATTCATCAGACTAACAATCGTTGCAAGTGACGGCACAACAACAACTTTAGATATACCAGTAGGTACAGGAAGTTTCTAAAAAATGAAAAATATCGGATTGGTAGGATTGATTATCTTGCTCACTAGTGGGTGTGCGAGTATTCCTTCGTCTTATGATTCATGTGAGTCAACTGTAATGAGTAAGGTAGGTACTTGTATAGAAAAGGCAGAGGTCGTGAAGATACCGACCTATCAAGAACTTGCAGACTTACCACCTGCTAATACAATGCCAGTAGTTGCAGTTTATGGGTTCTTAGATAAGACAGGACAAAGGAAGAGAATGGATGGAGTTGCATCTTTCTCTACTGCAGTGACCCAAGGTGCAGAAGCATTTTTGATTGATGCACTTAAGACTGCTGGAAAAGGTAAATGGTTTAGAGTAGTAGAGAGAACAAATTTGGATGCACTTGTAAGAGAGAGACAGATTGTTCGTTCTGCTAGAGAAGACTTTGCAAATCAAGAAGGTAATGAGGATTCCCCAACAGGAATTCAACCTCTCTTATTTGCTGGTATCCTACTTGATGGTGGGATAATTGGTTATGACACTAACATCGAAAGTGGTGGTAGGGGTGCAAGAACACTTGGTGTTGGAGCATCAGTTTCCTATCGTAGAGATGTGGTGACTGTAAGTCTGAGAGGAATCTCAGTTCTTACAGGAGAAATATTACTTAATGTACAAACCACTAAGACTATTCTTAGTACTGGTGGGGGGTATGATGTGTTCAAATTTATGGACATGGATACCCAACTTGTGGAAGTAGAAGACGGAGTTGCAACAAACGAAGGAGTATCAAAAGCTACTCGTTCTGCAATTGAACTTGCAGTCTTAGAACTAATATACCAAGGACACGAAAGAGGTTTTTGGAAAATAGAGGAAAAACAAAATGAGGAATAAATTATTCATTACATTATGTTTATCATTAGGATTAACTGGATTCGCATTTGCTGGTGCAGATGATAACGAAATTTGGTTACAACAGTCGGGTGACAATTTGATTTTAAATTTCACTCAAAGAGGTTATGGAAACAAAGTCGGATTAGATGACTTTTCAGGAACATCTGCTGATATGATTTTGACTGGTGCATCTATAAATTTTACACTAGTACAAGACGGAGATAACAACAAATTGTTCGGGCCTTTTCTTGCAGATAGTTCAACAGTAAATTTAACTTTTACTGGTGATTCTAACTCAATGGATTGGAACGTAGGATATGTTGGTAGTGCAGATAACTTGAATATGTTAGGAACTATTACAGGTGATTCAAACACATTCGATATTGATGTCGGATACGCTGCATCTGCAGAATACCTTAACTGGGATTTAGTCTTAAGTGGAGACTCAAACGTATTCACTACTAAGATAGATAGTGACAATGCAGTTTGGAACTGGACTATTACTGGTGATTCAAATGACGTTAATACCAACCAATCAGATGCAACTGATAACAAAATCACTGCAATCTTAACTGGTAGTTCAAATGACATTGATATCATTCAGAAGAGTGGTACTACTGGTTGTCCAAGTGGTCAGTCATGTAGTGGTATTATTGATGTATCTTTCGTGACTTCTAATGCAAATATTGATATCGTTCAGAAAGATTCTGGCGAGTAGTCTTTTACTTATTGGTTCAGTTTCTGCTGAACCGATAGGTGAGATTATAGAATATAAGGGTTCAGCAGGACTTCAGAGAGACGGAGAGTCTTCTCTTGTCAGTGCAAATACTGAACCTGATGTCTTGATGTATGATACAGCAAAGACTCAAAATGGTAGAATGAAGATTCAGTTTAAGGGTGACCAAGAACTGGATTTGACAGAACATACCAAGGTTTGGATAGACGAGGTATATTACGACCCCGACCCATCCAAGTCCAAAATGGCCATACGAATGGCACAAGGTACTGCCCGATTTGCATCGGGTTTCGGTGGAAAAATAAAGAAAAGTAACATAAATATATCTACACCTACAGCACAAATTGCTGTGGTTGGAACCGACTTCACTACAAGTATTGATGAACTCGGAAGGTCACTTGTTATACTTTTGCCTGATGAATTTGGTAATCCTTCAGGTAAAATTATAGTCAGTAACGCAGGTGGAAGTGTAACACTAGAAGAAGCCTATCAAGCAACAATGGTTTCAACTTTTGATGATTCACCAACTAGACCAGTGACAGTAAATGGTATTGATGGGAGTATGATTGACAATATGTTTATTGTGAATCCACCCGAAGAGGTTAGAGAACAGGTTGCAGAAGAATCGTCTAACAACGAAAATGATAGTAGTAACATTCTAGATGTGGACTTCCTAGAGTTCAATGATTTAGAAGAAGATTACTTTGAAGACGATGAGTTGGAATATACAGAACTCGACAGAGACTTATTAGATGTTGATTTCTTACAAGATTTACTAGATGTAGTTTTAGAGATTGACCGAAAGGTTGGTATTGATGCACAAAGAAGGTCAGACCCTTTTGGTGTTGCAAGAATAGAAGGAACTGCATTTGGGTTGGACAAGGACTCTCAATACAATACAATTGTTGACAAGGGTCTTGGTCAAATTTGGTTCTATAGGGAAGTACAGGGAATTATCTCTATTAAAATCCCAATCTATGCACAAGCAACGATTAGAACCACTACAGACGAAAAAGGTTCACTAATTAAAGTGGGTGATGGTTCGTCTATAAATATCACCATCACACAAACAAACTAGGAGAATTATATGAATAGTATGTTAGAAAAACTTCGTAATTGGCATGAATTTCAGTTAACTGGATTTCAAGATGCAATGAGACTTGACGATTACCATATGTTATGGCTATCATTTAGTAAAGGAGTAATATTTACATTATTATTTTTATGGATAATCTAGAATGAAAAGAATTTTATTATTAATTTTATTGACACCTCTAACATGGGCAGGGGACAACCATGTCCATGTTGAGCAAGTATCAAGTGGGGACGTTGAACTTAACATAGCACAAGAAGGTTATAATAATGAAATTAAGTTTTCTTTTGCACATGGTGGAAACACATTCAATCTATTGCAAACAGGAAATGGAAACTCTATTTCTTGGGTCTCTTACTGGGGGCCAGGAAAGTCATGGGGTGGTGACGTAGACGGAATCAACAATACTGAAAACGTAGAACAGATTGGTGATAACACATATGGTAGACACATATGGGGTAATAGTAATACAGTAGATGTATATCAAAACGGAAATCACACACATAACATAGACATTCACTCAAATTCAGTAGACCACGAAATACACCAGTCGGGTAGTGGTTCACATTATGCACACACTTACTTCTATGGAAGTGCAACAGGTTCAGATACTAGTATTATGCAACAAGGTTCGGGAAATCATAATGCACAAATTAGATTACAAGGAAACTATCCCACAACACTAAATCTATCTCAATCAGGTAGTACAAATCAGGCTTATACACTAACACAAAATTGTCAAACAACTACTGGTTGTTCAGTATCGGTGACACAACAATAGATTAATGTTTGAGAACTGGTCGGTCAAAAGAGTCGAGAGGTCAGACATAAAGGACTTCATAGAGACTCATCACTATTCAAAATCAATCAACGGATGTATTGCAGATTACTGTTATGCATTGTTTCACCATAACGAAATGAAAGGTGCAATGTTCTATGGTAGGTTTGCTATGATGAACCAGTGGATGAAATACGGAGATAACAAAGAGGATGTAATAGAACTTAGAAGACTCTGTTGCATTGATGATACCCCAAAGAACACTGAAAGTTTCTTCATAGGTGCATCCCTAAGACAACTTAAAAAGGATTGGGGTGGTAAGACAATAGTGAGTTATGCAGATAACGAATATGGACATGAAGGAACTATCTACAAAGCAACCAATTTTGATTACATGGGTCAGACTAAATTTGATAGAGTCATTATACATGGAGACCGAAGATACCACGACAAGACAATTAGGACTAAAGATGCACATGGTGTATTGAAACCATATGCACAAAAGATAAAGACTGCATTAGAAGAAGGTACTGCACACTACCATAGAACTAAAGGAAAAAATATTTTCGTGTATAAATACTAGTATGGCATATTCACAAAAAGTAATAGATAGATTTGAAGGTGTTCTCAATGCACCCGAACAATTCTCTGTTGGTAGATTCGACCCCAACGACCCTAATGTTGCAACAGGTATGACAGGAGCTCCTGCTTGTGGAGATGTGATGAAACTACAACTTAAACTTGACGAGA